TCAAATATTAAAAATATGGGATTAATGCAGAATTATGATCGTTTATTTCATTTATATATTGAGGGTACAGCTTGTAAGTATGCAATTTTAAGGGGTTGATGTTATGAAGTTCACAAATAAACAGGAGAAGTTCATCGATGAATATTTGATTGATTTAAATGCTACACAGTCAGCTATTCGGGCGGGGTATAGCACAAAGACAGCTCAAGAAATAGGAAGTGAAAACCTATCAAAACCTATGATTAAAAATGAAATTGATAAAAGGTTGGCTGAACGGTCGAGAAGAACAGGTATTAATCAGGATAGAATTATTAATGAATTGTCAAAAATAGCACTATCAAATATAAAAGATTTTGCTAAATGGTCTGATAATGGTGTTGAATTTATTGATAGTGAAGGTATATCAAATGATGATTTGTGTTGTATATCTGAAATATCGGAACTTGAAGTAGAAACACCACAAGGAGGTATAAGAAGGACTAAAAAATTAAAGCTTTATGATAAAATATCGGCACTTGAAAAACTTGGTAAACATTTAGGAATGTTTACTAACAGACTTGAATTCGTGGGGGCGGTTGGTGTGACGATTATTGATGATTTGAAATGATTACTTTTAAAACATCGGATAAAATACTTCCGGCATTTCATGACTTTTGGAGAGTATGTAATTCTGAAAAGTTTCTATATAAGGTTTTGAAGGGCGGTCGAAATAGCAGTAAATCAACACATATATCTATTCGAATTATATTTGATATGATGAACAAAAAAATTAATACTCTTGTAGTTCGTAAGGTTGCGAACACCTTAGAAACTTCTGTATTTGAACAGTTGTTATGGGCCATTGAATATTTAGACGTTGGCTTATTTTGGCATATAAAGAAAAGTCCATTGGAGTTGGTATATATTCCGGTAGGTAATAGAATTCTCTTCAGGGGTGCAGATGATCCAATGAAAATAAAATCAATTAAAACTTCTAAATTTCCAATTACAACTTTATGGATAGAAGAACTTGCAGAATTCAAAAATGAAGAGGAAGTTGATACAATAGTAAATTCTATAATTCGAGCTGAGTTGATTGATTTGAAGTACAGTATATTCTTTTGTTATAATCCACCTAAAAGAAAAGCCAGTTGGGTAAATAAAAAGTATAATACACAGTTTCCACAGAAAAACACCTATGTTAATCACAGTACATACATTGATAATAAATATGTTTCCAAAGCTTTTATTGAGGATGCCGAAACAGTAAAGGCCCGAAATATCAATAAGTATAAATGGATATATCTTGGGGATGCTATTGGGGGTGGTATAGTACCCTTCCAAAATCTTGTATTTAGAGAAATTACAGATAAGGAAATTGAGTCCTTTGATAATATTAGGATGGGGATTGATTGGGGTTATGCATCAGATCCATTTGCTTTTATTCGGTTACATTATGACAAAAAGAAAAGAATCATATATTATATAAATGAAATATTTCAAGTAAAATTAAGTAATAGGGAAGCAAGTCAGCGTATATTTAAAAAGAAATATCATGGGAAAATATTCGCAGATTGTGCAGAGCCTAAGAGTATTGACGAGTTTAGAGAGTACGGTCATTTTATAGCAGGAGCTAAAAAAGGGGCCGGAAGTGTAGAGTATGGGGAGAAATGGCTTGATGATTTGAATGAGATTGTAATTGATTATAGGAGAACTCCAAATGTTGCTGAAGAATACGAAAATATTGACTATCAAACAGATCGGGACGGTGATATAAAACCAAAATTAGAGGATAAGAACAATCATGGAATAGATGCCAGTAGGTACTCACTATCTGAAGATATGGACAATAAACAAGGAATATATTTCACATAGTAACATAATAGGGGTTGTTTGTGTGGATACTATGCAGTAAGGTTGTTATAGTTCTAAACTTTAATAATAAAATGAGATCTTAGGAGGTCACCGGATGGATAATAATGCAGATGTAAAGGGAGAACCTTTTATGCTTGTTGGTAAAAGAGTCATAATTGATAATAAAATATCATATGGGGCAAAAGGTGTTTATGCATATCTTTTGTATTTAAATAAAACTTACAAAGAAAATTTTCAAATTGAAGAGGTTTATAAAAACCTTCAGGATGAAAGAGCAATCATTAAATGTTATTTAAATGAACTAGTTAATTATGGATATTTGGAAGTCAAAGATTACTATGAAAAGAAAAATAAAAAGTTTATAGGATGCAATTATTCTATAAATGGCGATTATTGAAGGTGAAAGACTATTTAAGACAGTAGAAATTTTAAGGTTTGAAATGGTAGATGCAGACAAATAATTTATGATATAATTAAAGTCCATAGTTCTATAGTTGTATGTCATATTTCTTAATTTTGAGAAATCAAAAAAGTGCAGAATTAACGCGTTATTAATGCCGAATTGAATTAATAGGATTACAAAAGAAATAACTGTTTTCATCACAGTTATTTTTTTTATATTAAAATAGAGATATAATATAATTATAGTGATAACAAACAAGTTAATATTTTCTTGCCAATGAGAAAACCAAAAAGGGCATTGGTTACGCTTTATTACAATTGAGCTGAATGATCAATTATATATATAACTAAGGTCAGATAGTAATAATGAATTATAGAAAAATAACTGTTTTTATTGCAGTTATTTTTTTATGTAGAATTTCCAAAAGGAGAGTACAAGGAAAAGCACCTAAATATATATTATATGTAGATGCTTGCCTTATTTACGAAAGAAGTGGAGAACACAATTATTACCATTTGAAAAAAAACACAAAACACAAGATAAAACTATAAATATATTATATCACATTTTGTCGCAAAATTTACAAAAATATTACATTTATAGATTCATAATTTTAAGTATTGTGTATGTTATACAAGTATGTTATTCTTATTTTATTGTTATTTGATAATTTGATTGATGTTGGCAGTGGTGGTAAATGTTCGAGGTGGTGATGTTTATTTGATTGTTTAAAAAACTTCTCATATTCGTATCGAAGTTATTTCCTATTCAGAAGAAAATAACTAGCAACAGGAGCACATTATAATCGACAGAATACGGGCGAACACCTTTTATGCTTATATACTAGTTCAAAGAGAGAATAGCAAAAAAGCATTGATATTATACTGTCAATGCTTTTTTGCTATCATGATATATTATGAAGGTGGAATTTATTATAATTTTAATATATAATTCATACTAAAATATGAACTTTTAAAAATTAATATATGTCGATGCATTATACTTTTTACATTATTGAGTATCGACATATTATATATATATATTTAAGTATAGAAATAGCAATAGAAGGGGCGTGATAAAATGATTTTTGACGGGTATTAATGCGACCATCGTGGAATGTAAATGAGAGTGAAAAAAGAACAGCAAAAAACCTGATAAAAAATATCAGGTTTTTAAGTTCGGCGCAGTTGTACAATTATAAAAAAATAAATAAATCGGAGATCATATTTATTATATCATAATTCGCATATTTTATAATTGTAAATTAATACATACGTATGAATACGTTAAAAAGTGGAAATGATACATAATATAAATTAAGTATCTTTTATTTATAGATGTGAAATTATGTCTTAGACCTTGATACCACTGCATTATAGCTATTATTTTAATGATTATTGTTATTGTAATATATCGATTATGTAAATTATTAGGGGAAAATGTTAGGCAGTTTTTAAATATTGAGCTGAATTTCAAAAATCAGAGTTTTAAAAATGGAAGTTCTCAAGATCTAAAAAATTCTTGTATTTATTATATTTAACATATATTGTTATTGTAATAAAAAAATAAAAATTGTATGAAAGTATGATAGATGATAATCAAAATTTAGAATCTTTATCTGAAAGGGTTAAGGGTTTTAAGTATTAATGCGACCATAGTGGAATGTGAAATTGCTGGAATGTAAATGCAAGTCTTAATTCGACCATAGTGGAATGTTAATGTAAATCTTTGCATTGCAGAGTTAGATAACACTCGATGTATTAATTCGACCATAGTGGAATGTTAATTTAATATCATAAAATGCAACATATTTTTCAATAATATGGTATTAATTCGACCATAGTGGAATGTGAAATTGCTGGAATGTAAATGCAAGTTTTAATTTGACCATAATGGAATGTTATATATGATAGGGGTGTAAATTATGAATAAGGGCGGTTTTAGTTGGTCAAAATTCTTGGGTATATCAGGCCAGAAATCAAAAATATCAAAAAGGTTGGGCGTACCATTGACGAAATCAGGCAGAAATCAGAAGGTCGGAAGTGCTGTATTAAAATTTTTATCAGGGAAATAAAATGATATACTTATAAAAAAAATTCGGAGGTTTTTAAAAATGGAATTTGTCATGACGTGTGGTATTAGAAATTTATTAAATGAAATTCAGAGATCAGAAGTATTAAAAAGACATTTATCCGGTGATTGGGGCAATGTATGCAAGCAGGATAAAAAATTGAATGATGAAGCAATTTTACACGGAGGTCGAACGCTGTCAGTATATACGATTGACGATAAAAATGTTTGGGTTATTACTGAGAGTGATAAAAGCGTAACGACTATACTTTTACCAGATGAATATTGATATTGATATTGAATATTTGAAAATGATCTTGATATAATATATATTGTAAATATTGTTATTTTTTTGTTTTCATACTTTAAAGAAACGGATCGGATGCATTTAAAAATCCGGTCTGTTTTTTTATAAATAAATTAAATGTATAATTAATTTTATTAAATCAGGAGGTATTTTTTTTATGAGCTACTTTGAATCAAGTGATAATATTATTATTAATGTTGATTTAGCGGTTTGTATTGGTATTGATGCATCGGTATTATTTAGTGAATTATGTTCAATGTATGATTACTATAAAAAACATGAAATGGTATGTAATGGTGGATATTTTACCGTGAGTAATGACGAAATATATCTTAATACTTCTTTTCGTGGTAAGAGGATAATTACAGCTATAAATAGACTTATAACAGAAAGATTAATAATTACTGATATGAAGGGCACGCCAATTAAAAGACATTTTAAAATAATTGCTACTGATGAATTAATTGAATCGCTTATAGTAACTGGTAAGCTTAAAAGGGGGATAAATGAATAAATATTTAATAATTAACAGTGATGATATTACCAAACAAGAGGAATTATGTATTTTAGAAGCTGAAAATACACAGGATGCATTATATATCTATGTTCTCAATATGGGCATAAAAGAGGATATATTTATTGAATGGTTATATGGTACATTTGACAGTAAATTCAATGATGATAATGAGGATAAAGAAACGATTGAAGGATATTTCAAAAATAAAGAGTATGAGGATATTTTTTTGAAATATATAGATAAAATAAATGAACTGTTTATCAAGGAGGGCGGTGGTATTTCTATACCTGATTCCAGATTAGAGAAAATATGCAACGATACCCTAACAAGCGAAGTTAAAACATATATATATATAAATGACTGGACAACATCAATAAATATTATAAACATTGACGATATAATCACTATATAGAAGGGGTTTTAATTGATGAATGATAGTAATAGTATGATGAAAAAGAAACAACAAATTAATATTGCTCTTATGGATATTAATTTAACTTTAACGGCAAAGGGTATATATGCTTATATTATGAGTTCGAATAATGATTATGATATTCATGTATCGGAATTAATGGAGCATTCAACAGATTCAAGAGTTAGTATCATATCAGGATTAAAAGAACTTGTTGAAAATGGATATATAAAGGGATATGATAAAAATTAAAGTTAATG